GGATGTTCCAGACATCGCCGGCCCAGAGGACGCGGTGATCGTGCACCGTGACATCCGTCCTCCGCGCCATGGTTATCTTGAGTACCGACTTGGCGTATATCCGCGCCATCGTTTCTGCTTCATTCCCGCTTAATGCCTCAACCTTCGCCCACGGCTTCACTCCGCTCGGATTCCATACTCTCACAGGCTGTCCCTCGGAGTCAGCTGTGTCCACAGCAAACTCGATTTCAATGCGCTCGCGCCGGTCGCCCAGGCTCATGCGTGCACGCTGGCAACGAACGCATCAATGGTGGCCATCGTTGCATCCACGCTACCTGCCGTCCCCCCTCCATCGCCTCGATTGCGGTAGAGCTGTCCTACACGCAATTTGATAGCGCACCTCAAGGTCTCGAATTCCTGGAGATCGGATTCTATGAAATGCGTCCCACTGCCTATGCCGGTGATGTCCACTGCCGCGCCTCCGGATGTCAGAGACAGCTTGAACGTCGCACCGGCAACATTCACGACGTAGTAAATGGTGGATGCACTCAGGCCAGCTGGGAGAGTACCGCCGCTATTCAACACTTTGACAATATCGCCGTTCGTCAATGTCCGGCCATAGACTGTGCACGTATCCGATGTAGCCGCAGTGAACGGCGCAGCCATTCCCGCGATAAACCGCACGATCACTTTATCTTCAATCGAGCTGCGGCAAGCAGGCCATACCTGCCCATACGCCAGATAAATCCTGCCTTCATAAGCGTTGACGCTGTAGACCGTTGTGGCCAAAGTTTGCGTCGTCCCCGCAGTATCGACATAAGTAATTGATGTTACCGAAACCAACGGCACACGTGGAAGAAACATGACATTCCAGGCTGGAAACTTATCAAGTATCAGATCGAACGACGTCGCCAGCATGACTCTATTGCGTGAGCAGTTCGATCCTGTCTGCGTTTCCGTTACGTCGGCTGCCGCTGCGGTTTGCGCTGCGATGAGCATGTCATCCGCCGTGATGTCCGCATCCTGCTTAAGATGCTCTTTCATTTCCGCGATATGCACGGCTTCAGCATGCGGAGCGATGGCCATCGCGACATTCATGCGTTCTTCCTCGGCCTGCCGCGCTTCCGTTTCGGCGGAGCGCTTCCGGTCTTTGGCGCTGGCTCAACGAATTCGGCGGCCCCACGGTCAAGCAAGATTTTCCGCAATCCGCCTCCCGGGCTGATAATTTCGCCAATCCGCAAATCCATAAAGCGCCCGATGATTCTAAGTTTGGGCATAACTGGCATTACGCATTCCATCCTTTCCACTTGGCCCATAGACCGTACGCGCGTTCCTGCCACTTCGACCGTGAATAGGACCGCAGTGCCTCTGGCATTATCTGCAATTGCGCCTCTGTGATTCTAGCCCAGCGGTGCCACGGGATCCGGCCTGAGCCAGACATGAACACCCGCCCATCGTATCCTGCGAATACGTGCGTTACAAGAGGCGTATGCGTCCTGATCGTCGGCAACGCATTGTCTTTGATGCCGAGTGCTGCGAACAATTCGCGCCGCACAAATACGAGGTTGAACATCGTCGCGGCTGTCAGCTCATAGCCTTTCTGGTTGCCGAGTTCGACGAGCGATCTCGCACTCGATCCGTGCCTGGAGCCACGCTCCTGCACGAACAAGACATCGTTAGACATCGTGGGATTGTGCTCAATGATAACAATCTTCGGCCTGGTTTTTTCCATCGCCAGCCACACGTGATAGTCGTCGCCGTCGATGTCAATCGAACACACATCCGCATCTGCCGGCACCTCGAGCGCATCAAGGCACGTGGCCTCAGTCCATCCTACGGCCGCATTGACGATACGGGTTCCCGGCAACGCATTCTTTTTGAGGTACGAGAATCTGACTTCATCACTCTCGATCATCGTCCCGGAATAGCCGTAGCACTCGATCAGATGCCGCGTGTTCGACAGCGTCATGCCGTCGCCGGCACCGAACTCGATGCATGTGTGATCCAAGTTAGGCAACTTGCCAAGCAGATGGATAAGTAGCCGGCCTTCGCCGCCTTGCGAATAATCCGGAATCTTATGATTGACTAGAGTCAGCGCCATATGGATTCCGGGGCTCCCGTCTTCGCGAACTCCTGCGGGAGTTGATACACCGTCTGCATGTCCAGTCCCGGCCACTTGATCATCAATTCGGCATGGCCCACTGGCACTCTCAACGCTGTGTACAGTGTATTTCCTTGTTCTTTCCACTGCCGCCAAAAGAAGACATCGGGATCGCACCGCTTCTCCCCGTGTATCCGCTGGAACCAAGGCTTTGGCAGTGCGCGCAGTTTCTCGACGCGCAGCAGCGTCAGGCCGAAATGGGCCGATGCCGACTTGAGCAATGCGCCTTGCTGCAATTGCGTCCGGCTCATCCGCGTGATCTTTTCCCCATCTTGATCGTCTACCGTGAACAATTGGGAGTCCGCGTGCCGTGCCGTTTGGACAGGGGCGAGAGCGTCGACTTGTGGCCTCGAGGCCGCAAGTTCCATAAGCGAGAGCAATTGATCGGTCGTCCAAATCGTATCGTAGTCGAGCGTCAGGACCCACTCCGGCGGCTCCGGTCCGGTTATGCTCTCGGCTATGCCTTGCTCCAGCACGTCGTCCCAGTAAGCCCCCGTGAGTTTCTTGAGCGGTATTCCCAGTGCCTTGGTATCCCGCAGCGCACAGCCCCAGAAATCGTTGAATCCCAAACGCGGCATTGAAATAAATGCCTCGATCTTCGGCCATGTCTGCCGGCGCTTCGTCCCACACAGGTTCAATGATATCGGATTGGATGCCGTATCCTCCCCCGCACCAAACCATCTCGTGATCCCCACGAGGCCGGATTGCCTGAGCAATTCCGTCAGGCTCTCGAAGTCGAATATCGCTTTGTGGTAATCGTAACAGTCCGTCTGGCCACCCATCACGTATCCCTGGATTGGGATCTTTGCGCCTCCAAGATACTGCTCCGCGATTACATGGAAATCCGGCACCGCTATCTTGAGCACTCCGCCTGGTTGTAACACGCGGATCCATTCCGCTAACACTCCTCTGATTTCGGCGGCACCGAAATGTTCCAAGATGTGGCTGGCACGGATTTCCTCGATGGAATTATCTTCGTAGCCGTCGAGCTGCGTCACATCGTCGCCGCGTGCGATATCGAGCCCAACGTACCCATCGATGACGACGCCGCCGTCGCCGAGATTAAGTTTCATGGTGCGATCCCTCATCGCCCCTGGATTGTTGGCCTGCGGAAGACTGGCAGGGTATCCAGCCGTGTCGGCCTTAAGAACCTATCCGCAGACCGTCACACACTACACCTCGACGAGCAGGGCAGCTCCGGCTTTCGCTGCCGTTACCGGCGCTTCTTTGCCTTTCATCATCAACGCTGTAGCGCCGATGATCTGAGTTGTCAACGGCGACGCCTCAAGGAACAGATACCGCTTGCGCGGTCCATTCCTCTTGTCCAGATGGAACAAATAGACCTGCGGATCCGCAGTGTCGCCGCTGGGAATGGTGAATCCACCGGCCCCGTCGCCAGTCAATGCCGTTATCGCCGATGCATTCGAGAGCACTGTCGTTTCACCCTCCGTGATTTTGCACACCGATAGGTTGTTCGACGTGGTATTCGTGGTGCCTTGCGTCATCGCAATCCACACCTCTTCATATCCCAGTGTATCGATGTACCCGCTAGCTGTCCCGGCATTTGTGATCGAGACAGGAGTGATCATGATGTCCGCTTTAACTTGAGTTTTCATAATTCCCCCTTAGCTCGTTTCGCCGTGAAGCGCGACGACTGGCCCAACCGTTGTAGTGTCGCCAATATCGTGCACGTTGATATCAAACCGCTCGCTCGCCAACACACCGATCTGGCCGTTGGCGGCATAGAGTTCATTCAGCAATTGCACCGTAATGCCGCGCCGGTTACCGAGCGTCATCGCGGCGGACATATCGCCGAACAGGATCATTGGCGATTCGTCGTAGTTGCCGGCTGTGTTGTTCGGCAGTCCAACCGCTTCTTCGATGTTGTAGCCGAGATACCTGGCTGGCATGCCTCGCGACACATCACCTTGAGTATTGCCGCCGGCCGCCCGCAACAGCTGATCGAAGGCGAGAGATTTGCACGACGGCCCCACGTAGAAACTGGCCCGCCGTCTTGCGTAGAGCGGAAGTTTAGCGACAAGATTATCAATGTCGTCGGCGTCGATCTCCGAGAAGTTATCGTGAGTCGCGGCCGCATTCACAACGCCAGCATAGGTTGGGTTATTGATGAACTTTTGAACGATACCCACGATGCCGCCATCGGTGGCTATTCCAGTCCCGGTAAATCCGACGTTGTCTTCCTTGACAGCGAAGGCATATGCGGCTTCCTTGACGAGGTCATCGGCAATGTTGATGATCGCATCTTCGCCGAGCTGCCACGTGTATTTCGCAAGCACACCGCAGAGCTTGGCGACCAAGGTAACATTGTCCCAGCCTTTCGTCGACTCGGTGAATGCTCCACTCTCACCGACGAAATACGCGGTGAGTCCACTAGTACGCCGGGGACGGATCAGCGTGTCCGATGTCATGGTGGCGATTCGGGCAAACCGCCGGATGGCGCCATACTCCTCACGGAGATCGATGATGGCCCGCTCCATTTCCTCGGGCACCAGAACCCCGCCAAGTGAGTTTGCGGATTCTTCGTGCACGTTGGCAATCCGTGGCATACCCTGATCGAACACTTCGCGATGTAAGACCGAGGTTGTTCCTGCGGAGAACACGCCATGTTCCTGACACCACGCCTTGGCGTCTCCGACTCCGAGCAACGCCTGCAGCCAGCGCCCTGTCCGGTATGCTGCTTCATTGGCCTCCACCCGCGTCTCAAACGGAGCATTCGGCGTTATGGCATTCCGGATACGGAAGTTCCGCAGCGTGTAGCCGGATGACTGGCGGGATGCCGGCGTGGCCGCAACCAGAGGCGCGATCACTCGTGGAACAGCAGGAATATCCCGCGTTGCAGCCTCGATGGTTAGCTGCGCGGCAATACGAGTATTCAGCGCCTCTACTTCCGATATCAGCGCGTCGAACTGCGTCTTCTCGCTGGCGGCTAACGCGCGCTTTTCCGTGTCCGCCGCTGCGTAGAGCGATTGAGCGGCTTCCGCTTTCGACGCACGCAACTGTTTTAACTGATCAGATACGAGCATGTTCTTCTCCTGCCTCGTACCCGCTACAAAGACAAAGGGCGAGGCCTTGCTAAGTGTTTAGGACCCACTCACAAGCCCGCCCTTCCCTGGAAGGATGACCTATGCTTCCCTTGCCCCGCTTGTATGGCGCATCCGCCACAGGGCAGAAGACATTAACTAAATACCGGCCTACTTTACCGCATTGCCATCGCCAGGCGCAACCGCATTTGATGCAACTGTTGCTCCGCGATGAATTCAGCCTCCTTTCGTGTAGGCGCATTCCGGAATCGCGACAAATCGAACGCGTTGTCCACGGCTTTGACCGGCAGAACACTCGTCGCGAATCCAGCATCAACAGCTTCCTGTCCCGTAAACCATGTTTCTTCATTCATCCAGCCGCGCACGACCCCTTCCTCTTGCTCCGTCCGTCCCACATATGTGCTGACGATATTGTCGTCGACTTTGTCAAGGATGTCCGCCATCTTGCGCATATCCGATTTATTGCCAATGACCACAGCAGAGGCCTGATGAACCATTAACATACCGTTTTCTGCGATCTCGATCGTATTCCCAGCCATCGCTATCAATGATGCTATCGATGCTGCTAGACCGTCGATGCGGACATGGATCACAGCCTTGTGCTGCACGAGAGTATTGTAGATCGCCGTTCCGTCGAACACGTCGCCGCCCGGTGAATTGATCCGCACGGTAAGCGTCGTCACGTTACCGAGAGCCGTTAACTCATCCTTAAACCGTTTCGCGCTAATCCCACCGTACCAGTCTTTCCCAATCGTTTCGTAGAGCAGAATTTCCGCCTCGCCGCCATCCGCCTTTGCCCAGAACCCACGCGTCAGTTTCATCGCCGCCTCCCTAACATCCATTCAACCGCCCGGCCGCATTCCGCCATCGCGATTTCATCCGCATCATCAGGGCTCCACTTGGCCGCCCGTTTACCCATCGCGCGCAGGTAATCCGCTATAGATTCCGGTTCCATGGCGACCGCAAGACACTCGGCTATTGCCATCAGGACAGATTCAAACGCCACAGCCACGAACGATTCACGGTCTTTTTTCCGCACGCATGCCCGGCCAACAGCGTCGCGCATCACGCGCCGTCCGATCAACGACGCGCGCGCCTTGAGTTCGTCCACCGCAGCGTTGTCTTTATCTTCTTTTGGCGGTTCGTCAGGAGGATCCGGTTCCGGCTTTGGCGCTAACAGTTCCTGAGCCATCTCGATCGGCATATAGGCCATGTTCACCCAATGATCGTCGCCGCCTTCGAATGGGGATTGGCCAAGATAGTCCCTGGCATCATTCTGCGAATAAACGCCCTTATCGATCATCGCGATAATATGCGCCGTCTGAGCTGCAGTATCGCCGCGCAGCAAACCTTTGAGTTCGCATTGCATAAAGAACCTATCGCGTTCTGTGCCTCCGCCGCGTCCGCTGGATGGCATCGCCGACAGCAATTGCAGATTAAACGCTTGTTCGACGCGCACGCACAAAGGCTGGATACAATCGGTCACCGCCTCGATGTTTTGCTGCTCCACATTGTTATTCGTCATGTTCTTCATGATCCCGATCTTGTGCGGCTTGACATTCATGATGCCCGCGATGTCATCGGCCTGATACTGCAGAGTCTCGATGAATTGCGCCTCGTCTTGCGGCATCTGTAACGACTGATACGTCATCGCGCCCTCGACGAGCATCAACTCTCCAGACTTGCGCCCAGACTTCGACAGCGTGTTTATCATTTCAGTTTTGGCTGGTTCTTTGATGGCCGTCGGCGACATCAATAAACCGCTTGGACGCGATGCGTTTTTGAAGAATTGCGCACCGTACCGCGCCGCGGCCGCATTCCAGCCAAGCGTTTGCATGTGCAGTTTGACCGGCGAGTAGCCTTTGACTCCGTCATATTGCAGTCCGGGAACGTGCAATATGACATCCGCCGGAAACGGTTCCTCATGTCCAGTATCGTCCATGATGTAGTACGTCCGCGCCGGATCCGTGACTATGCGCACTTTGTCTGGCCTGATGCGCCATAAATGCTTCACGCGGCCGGACATCGAGCCGCGTTCGATATAAGCGTAGGAATTTCCCCACAAATCAAGATCGGCAGACATCGCCTCGAAGAAAGCCATCGCGGTCATCAATGGATTCGGCGCGGAATGCACGAGCGGAAACAAGGGATGTTGCGTTGCAGACCGCTGAGCATCGCGGCCAAGAATATCGACGCGCTCGTAGACTTTTTTCGGCAGCATCCCGAATTGCTGCCCACGCCAGCGCACGCATTTGTAGACCGTCGCAATCTTGAGAGCCGACCGCTCGTTAACGTAGATTCCGGAGTCTGCGTCTTGCCCGCCTCTCAGCCAATCCGAAAGCCACGTCCCATCTTGCGTATAGGTTTCATTATTGATCCACCGGCGCAACGCTGACCTCAAGAACTGTACCGGATGGAACTCTATGGATAGCACAGGCATCAGTACGTCTCCGGCCTGACGATCCACACGTCAGCTTCACCTGAAGGGAAATACGCGACCTGACTGCTGCTATCTGTCACTTTCACGCGGCCAAGATAAACGCCTGGAACCAGATCGGTAGCGTCAGGTGTGTACCGCACTACCCAATTCGTGGAATCCGCAATTGTGACATCGCCAGAAGTGTCAATCGTATTGCCAGAGCGGTCTTTTAATACGATAGCCGCCGTCATTCCAGACATCGTTCCAGACGGGAGCGCGCCTTTCGTCAACAAATCGATGTCTATCGGAGCCGTCCAACCTGCCGTAATTTCATAGGTCGTACTCACGTTTTTCTCGTCGTGCGCGGCAACGAATCCGTCGATGTCGTCCGCGGAAGGGTCTGAGCCCGCGTTGAAGTTTGAATTAAATCTGGCAAGACCGATCCAGACAGCGTAAGAGACCACGCTGAGCTAAAACCCCCGCCTATCGCTTTCCTGCTGTGGCGATAGCGGACAGACGACGGGAATGCAACAATCATCATAGCTGCGTCACGATTTCAATGAACGTTGCATCGCAATCCGCTGCAGTCATTTTCAGCATCACGGTATCTCCATTCAGATCAGCCGCGGCCAAGCTAATCGCATATACGCCGTTGGCCACCTCCGTGACTGCATTAGCGCATGCTCCAAATGCCGCGCCGTCGATAGACCTTGTTGCCGTTACTGTTTTGCCGGTCGCTCCAGTTACATGATCGGACGTTAAAACCATCACGAACGTGAAATTCGCCAGCGCGGTATTTTTTTGAATCCGCGTGCCTTGCACCGCGCTTTGCACGTCCGACAGCAATGAATAAATGTCGCTTTGGATCCCCGATATAACTCCAAGATCAGAAGAGACGTCAGATAGCAACGCATAAATATCGGACACTCTCGACTGAGTCAGTAATGCGCGCGAGGCGTTCACCACAAGATTCGAATAGACGTCAGACAAGATGCCGCTCATCACGATGACGTCCGATCCAACATCCGACAGAAGCGAGTAGATGTCCGACACTCTCGACTGAGTTAGCAGCGCACGTGAGGCGTTCACGACCGCATTGGAATACACATCGGACAGAACGGATTGCGCCACGAGAACGCGCGAGTTCACTTGAACCGCGGCGCTTAAAATATCCGACAGATCGGACGCCAGCGTTGCTTTTACCGCTGAGGCGATGTCTGAAATGTCAGAGGCGCTCAGCGTCGCCGTAACGCCTGCAACGGCCGACCGGATATCAGACATCGTCGATGCGTCTAGCGCAACCCCAGCTGTCATCAGTGAGTAAATATCGGACACTCTCGACTGAGTCAGTAATGCGCGCGAGGCGTTCACCACAAGATTCGAGTAAATATCCGACAAGTCCGATACCAGAGCGGCACGGACGGCCGATGCAATATCCGATATATCTGATGCCGTCACTGTTGCAGCCGGCCCAGCCGAAATGGCTGAACGGATATCGGACATCGTTGAGGCATCGAGCGGCACACCGGCAGTCAACAGCGAGTAAATATCGGACACGCGGCTCTGAGTCAGAAGAGCGCGGGAAGCGTTCACCACAAGATTGGAATAGATGTCGGAGAGATCGGATACCAACGTTGCACGCACCGCCGAAGCAATATCGGAAATATCGGAAGCCGAAACCGTAGCCGTTACTCCTGTAATTGCGCTCCGCAAATCCGACATGGTTGAGGCATCGAGCGGAACGCCTGCGGCGATAGCGCTCTGAATATCGGAGACGCGCGATTGGGTCAGCAAGGCCCTAGACGTTGCCACTACCGCATCTGAGTAGACATCCGACAGGATGCCGCTCATCACCATCAGCATGGACAGTGTGTCCGAGACTCTGCTTTGCGTCAGCAGAGCCCTCGACGCATTTACGACGAGATTGGAGTAAACGTCGGACAGGATGCCGGACATGACAAGCATCTTGGAATTCATGTCCGAGACCGCGCTCATGATATCGGAATCATCGTTGTCAACCAGATCGAACACCAGCATCTGGTCGGCGCAACTGGCGTGCTTGTACACCACCATGATTTGATCGAAATTGCATTCCGCGGCCTTCAATGTTTGCTGGAATATCGCCGAACGGACCAGCGTCGCCGCCTTGGAGATCGTCGCTGATGTGAAAGCCGTAGAGACGCCGTGATTGACGCCGAATACTTTTTTGGTGGCCGCGGAATTGAAGTCTGAGGCGGTAATACCGGACTCAGGCGAAGCGAAATCAGTCTTGTCCACCATCGTGAACAAAATTTGATTCATCGCGTTCTTTTTCAGCCTCGCCACTTATTTACTCCACCACGAATATCAAACCCTCTGCGGTTAACGGTAATCCTTTGTACCACGCCCATTCTCTAATCGTGAAACCGTACCGTTCGATCAATGTTTTCATTGTCCTGTAGCTATACCACGCCACGTGATCAATGTTCACATTTTCGCGATGGCGATTGATCATGGTCTGCCGTACGACATCGGAAAAGGCATTTGGAACAGTTATAACGACAGGACAGTGTAAGTCACGCAGGACTTGCAGTAGTCTTCCGGGATTGGCCAAATGCTCCAGAATTTCACCAGCCACAACTAAACCGATTGTGTCTCCGCAGCGCATCTTGATCACCTGGGGACATTCATCCAGGTCGCAGTCGATGGTCGTGAACGGTCCAGGCAGTTTATCCACCCCAACAGCAGATGGACTTAGGCTAATTATTTGGGCCGCCAAATCACCCGATGACGAGCCTAAGTTCAGTACCTGTTTCGGCGCAGTCCGGCACATCGCCAGGATGAACTTCACACGGTCGACGACCGGAGCTTCAGGCACATCGTGCATCATCTTCTGGAAGTACTCAGCGGAGCAACCGCCGTAACTGGAGCACTCCTTGAGTAAAGACTGAATCGTCTCGCTCACGAGACGTACCTGTCATAAATAGCAATGCTCTGGCGCACAGTTTCTCTTACATCGTGCCTGTCTTCGCCCCACTTCCTGAAATTCACCTGCCCGTAGTTTTCCCAGCATTTGATAATGCAATCGGCCATCGAATGCGGGTCAAGTTCGCATGTGAATGGATAGCCTTCCTCGCGGTATCCAGGCCCAATGAAGGCCTTGCCAGCCCCAAACGCCTCAAGGCTCCTGGCGTACAGCGGATACAGGCACGACACAACGATATCCGCCCGGTTGTAGAGGAGATTGATGTCCTGCTCAGGCCCCTTCAGCGAACGGATGAATGGCCAGCTCTTTGTGGTTTTGATCCACGCTGAGAACGTGTCCGACATTTTCTTGTCCGTGCAATTGTAGAGATGCAGGCGCGCCTTCGGGAGCTTCCTGTAAATCTCTTGCATGGCAACGCACAGGTACAGCGGATTGCGCTGTTGTCTCCAATTCTCGGTGTACAAAATGGCGGGTTCGCCTTCGAGTTTCTCTGTCATACCATCGAGAGGCCTGTACACCTCGAGATCGATACCCTTCGGCACCAAGAATGTCCGCCGGATCGATGACCAAACGGACATCTCTTCCTTTCTCATCGCGATAAATGCATCGCACACCGGAGCGAGATCGAGAATGGCCTTCATTGACATGCCATTGCCAACGCTGGACAAAGGCTCACCGTGCATCCACATCACTTTCGGCTTGCGGTCGTGGAAGGCGCTCAGTCCGAGCTGGGAATGGATCGCGTGAAGTTCCACATCTTTTTCAATGCCGTAAATCGGCATCTCTTCGGACGGCTGCTTGATGCACACGCTATGCCCGGCCTTCTGTTCCCAGGTCGCGAGTTCCAGCGTTGTGCGCGCTAAACCAGAATTCTCTTTTTTCATCCAGTGTAAAATATTCACCTTATTATCAAGCCCCGTGACATTCCTGCGCCGAGTCCGAGAGGATTCGAGCGTGTGTTTTTTGTTGTTCGTCCGCCAACCGCAGCTGCCTTAACGGACAGCGAGATCGCAATCCACTCCGCTGAGGTCAGCGTATCCGTCCGCGCAATGGTGCTCCCAGATGCAATGAGTTTGTACATCGAAGCCAGCCTCACGTCGGCGTTTGTGTTGATGAGATTATTGCCGAGCGTCCACCCGTTGCCGCCCGTGTCGAGCGTTGGGTTAGCATTATAGTCATAGCCGAAATAACTGATTGCCATTTCACCAGCGGCAGTCCCCGTCGTCACCGTAGCCGACGCGCTGACGCCAGTGGCAGTTGTGTAACTGCTCCGCGGTGTTACCGAGTCGCCGCCATAAGCCGACACCACCAAACCAACGATCGCCGATAAATCGGCGATCGTGCCGATCACACTTTGAGCGCCGGTTGCCGGAGGAGGATTCTTATCACCGAACCGCACATTAAATCCGTTACTGACTTCAGCCTGCAGGTTTAAGGCCGACGCCGCTTGCGTGATGCCACTCAAAGTCGTGTTCGCGTAGATATAAGCAGCGCTAATATATCCCCCAGCCTGGGCGCTCATCGTGTGAGACACGGTTAGGCTCGTGGCGCTATTCGTCGAGTTTTGGGCTTTTGCATCGAACGAAACAGACTTGTGATTGGACATTTTGGACGTCGTGACATCGCAGCCAGACGACCTTCCAGCTATTGGAATCTGCAATTTCCCATTGCGAATTCGTGGAACGGAAACGATGTCCGTGAATTCAAGGTCGACACCAGCCAGCACAGTGCTGGCCGGAAGAACTAGTTGGGCACCTCTGGAATACGCCGTACGCGTAGTCAAATTAGATTCTCCGCCAACTGGACGGTCGGCAATTGAGAGAGATGCTTCCCAATCGGCCCCTATACCATCCACACACACTCTGATCCGCTGCGCCGGCACGCCATTGACCGTAAAGGGCTCAACCCAGTAGTCGCCTAAATTGGGAGGATTGCCTCCATCGAAGGCGTAGCAGCCGCCAGCGCCTCCGAGGAAGATAGAATCTGCTGCAGGTTTTCCAGGTTCCACTCCAGCACGGCTTCCTTCAGCAATCCACGTATCGTAATCAGCTTGAGGTACATGAAGCGTGGTTACCGAACCGTCAATCTTCAGCCACTGGGTATATGCCCGCCTTCCATCGATAGTTCTCAGTATCATTGTCTACCGTATCCTCAGTCCAACCAATTGCAGGGACAAGCTATGTTGGTCTTGCCAACCGCAATGTGACGCCGCTCGTCCATGGCTGAGCGGGAATATCACACACAGCAAAATCCGCACCGTCAGACAGAACAACCGGGAGCGTCTTAACGATGCGCGTCATTTGTCCACTTTAGCCTCGATCCGCCTCAGGGTTTCGCCTTCGGCCTCAGTATGCGCCACAAGCTCCGCCCGGATATGTTCGATTTTCTCAAGGATCAATATCTTTGGCACCTTGTTGCACTCGTCGACATGGGCCGCAAGATCCTTCCGCACCGCGCCGATCGTCGCCACGAAACCATTCGCCGTCCAGGCGATCAGGCCGAACAGAAGCGTCAGGAGGATCCCAATTCCCGGAATGATTAGATCCATTCAGACAGGCCTTTCTCATTGCCTCGTCAGTTGAATCGCGATTGAGCCGCAAGCACCAAGTGCATCGCACGCCTCCGCCCTGATCTGATGCACACTGCCAGCCGGTATCCCGCGCGTCCGCCACACCAGCGGATTCGAGTCCGGCAACAGCGTCAGGCTGTCGTAAATCGCATTAACGAGATCCCCATCCACGAACAACGATACCGACACAACACCATTCGAGTCGGTGGCGAGTACGATAAAACTCGGGATGTTGCCGGTGAACGTGCCGCCGTTGACACGGTTTGTGATCGTGACGGTTGGAGGCGGATTCGTCACCGCCGGATTCGCGGTAACCGTGACATCGTCCGTGCTCGATAGCGCCCCATCTGAGGCCGTCAGGCGCAGCACATAGTTTCCAGGCGCCGGGAGACTGACGCTGGTACTCAGAGCGCCCGCATCACCGAACGTGACTGCCCCTGGCCCGCTCACCGTCGACCACGTGCTTGTCAGCGTGCTGCCGGCTGGCAAACCGTCATCCGAAGCTGAGCCATTCAATGCGGCAGGCGAAGGAAGCGTGACATTTTGATCTGGACCAGCGCTCACCGTTGGTGCCGCGTTGGTTGGCGGAGGCCCCCCGGCCGCAACTTCATAAGCGCCGATGTCTGGAGCAGTACCCATAAAAAACCACACCGAGTCCAGGCTGTTGAAGTTCGGAATCACAATCCCGCTGTTATACGCGGGACTCGTCGAGTCGATATGCGCCGCCGCATCGATGAATTGAGGATCGCCTTGTTTCCCCTGCTGTTCCTGTCCTGTCGCGGTCCGGAAGTCGGCAACAGTCTCGTAGTCTGGGCTGCCGAAAATCGAGCCACCACCGGACCTGTTATAGAGATTCGCATTTAATTTAGCGCCGCCAGCCCACGAATAAACTGGACTGCCGTTGGCGGCCGCAACGATGTTGTTGTAGAGATATTGAGACGCCGTCACACCGGCAAAGCCGTCATTGCTTTGTGTACTGTGAATCGTATTTTGTAAGAAAAACTGGTAAGCAGTTCCTCCGAGCTTGAGCCCAGAACTCCCTGTACCAGCACTCATCTTAAAGACATTCCGGAATATGTACACCGGGCCAACGATGGCCGGCTGGAGTGCCAGAGCGGAGTACCCCATGTTTGCGTTAACAACGTTGCCGTAGACGCGGAGGTTCACGTCGTCACCTTCCATCTGGATGGCGTCGTCTTTGCAGTTGGTCACCGTGTTGTTAGCGATATCGCTGTTGTTAAGACCGCCTCCCCAATCTTCTGGACTGTTGCCGATGCAATCCCTATAGCCGCCATCGATGTTGTTCCCTTTAATCACAACGGAGCTGACGCCGGCGCCTACATAGATGCCTACGCCTGGGCTTTCCCACGCTGGATTTGCGGCCGGCCTGGCGGTCATGGACGGAGAGAGAATTTGACTGTTGAGGAGATAGACATTGTTAGCATTGCTGATTAGGATGCCCGCGTCGTCGTAGCTCATGCTGACCGACAGATCTTCAAGATAGATGTTCTCGATCCACACATGATTGACCCCACTAACTAAAATGCCATTGTGCCCCGGCTTCTTGAGGCGGAGGTTTTTCAGTTGAACGTAATTACCGCTCACCGTGATGCTGGTGTCCGGATTGGCGCTGATAAAGACTTGGTCCCGGACTTCGCCAACAATGGCGATGTAGCCAGCGGCAGTGCCTGATTTAGAAACCGTAAAGGCAGGGTATGTGCCAGGTTTCAGCATGATTGTCGTACCCGCGCTGGCCGCATTGATCGCGCTGGTGATTGAGTTGTAGGGACTCCCTGAAGTGCCATTGCCATTCGTCCCGACATCATCAACGTAGAGGGTCGCTCCGGAAAGCGCCGGGACGGCGGCGACGGTGGAAGCCGTACCCACAATAGCCGGGTTACCTGATACACCGTCAGGGTCCGCAAACGTCACACTGACTTCATAGACCGTGCCGGGTTCAAGACCAACGATGCTGCCACGGACCTGGTTGACGTAAGGATTCGCATGCCCGCCAATGCTTGCCCTCCGGTCCACAACCGGCGTGTAGGCGTCCTTCCATGTGGCATCCCCCTGCTTCCTGAACTTAATGGAGGCGCTATTATTGCCGTTGGAGTCGTTCGCAAAACCAGCGTCGACGCTGATGTTTTCGAACGTCGATGACAGGAGCAGGCTGCCTGGCGCCGTAGCTGGAACGGTCTGGCCTGCCAGCACAACCGGCATCAACGCCACAATTAGTATTCTGCTTAACGTGTTCATTTTAATTTCGCGTCGATGCGCATCAGTATCTGATTCTCTTCAGCAACATGATCGCTAAGTTTCCCAGACAGGTTGTCAATTTTCTCCAGTATCAACGATTTCGGTACTTTATTGCATTCGTCCACGTGAGACGCCAGCATGGACTTCGCTTCGGCAATCGCCAATGTAAACCCCCTCGCTATCCACGCGATGAGCCCTAAAACGATCGACAATAGGCAGCCAACAACAGCAGATGTACTGTCCATCAGAGAGGCCTCCATGACGGTTTTTGCAACGTCAATTCAGTCAGCACTCACACTAGAGCATCCATCCTGTTCGGCGATTCCGCGTCGCCTAAATCAGCGTGATCGCGCAACTCGCAGCCGGCTCATGCGAGGCCGCCAGATTGCACGCCATCGCGAACGACACCGCCGCATCGATTCTGCCTGTCGCCTTCCGCTTCACAAACGATCTCAGCGCCGCGGCATTCGTTTCGATCTTCACATTCGCCACGCACCATGTCAGTAGCGGATTTCCGCCATGCCGGATCCGCTTATTCATTAGATCACCCTCCGCCGCTTCAATTGCCGGATTCATCCCAACGAATCCCTGCGCATGATCGACCGCGTTGAGATCCACGCCGGCCGCATTGAGTTCCCGCGCCATGTCCTCAAAGTGCCAGTGATCGAAAGCAACCGCCTGAATATCGTACAGCCGCGTCAACTCACCGATCTTTTGAGCAACAAACGCGTAATCAATTGTCGGCCCAGGCGTCGTGAGCAGAACGCCTTCATCGATCCACTGCAGGTAAGGCGCTTTATCCTGGTGCGCACGCTGGTTGACGCCATCAGCAGGAGCCCACGCGAATACAAGAACATCCTTTACCCCATCGTCACAAGGGAACACCAACACCAACGTCGTTAAATCGCTGCGTTTCGAGAGGTCTAAGCCACCATAGCACGGCTGCCCACGCAATGCTTTCATGTCCATGGCGCCGGCATTGCCGTCCCATACGTCCTGAGTGATCCACGGATCCACCGATCCCACCCATTCGCAAAAGTTGAGACGCCGGGTTTCGCTCTCATTGCTCGGCATGCCGACAGCATCGGCAACTTGATCCTCAAGATACCGCTCGAAGCCGGGAATGACCTCATACATCGGGTTGGCTTTCTTCCAGATGGCTTTATCCCGGTAGCTGTCTCCTTTATCCAGTCCGCAGACATAAAAGAAATGAGTATCGTTGTTGGGATCTACCCCGGTCAGCATCCGCTCAGCGCTCTCATGTGTCTGATAACAAATGGCCCCAGGATCCACCAGCCCTGAATTGGTTATCTTGAAAATCAACGGCTGTCTGCGTATCTTCAGATTCTTCTCGGCAAGAGTTACCATCGCGGCTGTTGGATGCTCGTGCAGTTCATCGAGCGCGACATAATGCGGCCTGAATCCCGATTTTCCGCGGCCACGGCTATCCGATGATGTTGGATACAAGCTGGACCCCGTCCGGTTGTAAGCCAGATTCCAGATGTTAGGAGCAACTCCGCTGCGCTTAATAACCGAGTCAAGACGGGGGTTACGGTCCACAAATCCGATTGCGTCACGGAATGGGATCTTGGCTTGATTCTTGTCGCACGCTGCAAACGAGCAATCCGAGTCCATCTCGCCATCAGCAACAAGCATGTAAAGACCAAGCCCTCCTGCTAGAGTTGTCTTCGCGTTCCCTTTGCCAACCTCGACGTAGGCAATCCGAAACCTGCGGAATCCGTCTCGCCCCTTCCAACCAAACAACGAACCCACGATAAACATGAGCGGAGGCGCCAGAATGAATGGTTCTCCGCTGGAAAGCATCAACTCGTTCTCGAAGAAGTCTGCAACGTATTTCCCTGTTCCTCTAGGGGCGCTTCCGTTCGGCGCCGTCCACTCCCACTTGAGTCCGCGCTTTGGGCCGTCGGCTAAATCGCAGATATGTCTTTCGCATGCCAAGCGCACGAGTGGCCCCGCGATCTCTTTACCGCTTGTTACGTCCTGAGCGTACTGCGTTACTGGATCAGGCATAGAACTTGTCCGACTTCTGCTTTCCTGCTTCTTTCCCAAGCGCCGCCCCTACCTGGATCTTACTTCTTGCTGCCGGTGTGAGCCCGAGTTCCTGGCCGAGCATCCGCCATTGCGCGAGCCGGGCAGCGTCCATCGAGGCAACGCCTCCCACGATTGTTTTCGCCCCTTCGACCATCTTCACGTGCCGGTGAACCTCGGTTGCCGTCATCGAGCACCAGACCGCGAATATCTCTGTGTCCGCCTCGGTGAGCCAGTACGCGATCGCGAAATACTCATCCCAGACAGCCAGTTCATGTGGTGCCAGGTTGGTCGGCTTCTTGGGCCGTCCTGTCGGCTTCGGTTCGTCTTTCCGGTTGGCGTGCCGCGTGACGTTCAGCGTCCCTTCGACCAGATGCATGTGGGTCGGCTTCCGTGGTTTAGCCATTGGATGTCAAGCCTTTTGCCTATATTTATTCCGCATGATTCAGGGATACTCCTTACGCCAAATTCCGCCCCATCCAATAATCGTCCTTATGAAAGCCCTCTCTATTCGTCAGCCGTGGGCCGGACTGATCGCATCCGGTCATAAAACTATTGAGACTCGCACGTGGAGCACCCGCTATAGAGGCGACATCCTGATCTGCGCGACGCAGCCGGATGGGCGCGCGCTCTGCATTGTCGAGATTGTAGACTGCCGCCCTATGACCATGGCCGACGAAGCCGACGCCTGCTGCCTGAACTATCACGGCGCCTACTCTTGGGTGCTCGCTAACGTGCGTCACGTATCACCGTTTCCGGTTCGCGGGATGCCCGGTCTCTACTCAGTAACGCTGCCACCCGCCCCGCCAATTGCATTAATCCGTTTTTGACCATGATCCGCGTCTTAAACGTCCTTCCCTGCTTCCAGTCTCCGATCGACGTGTAGCCGATCGCCTCGAAGTAGGGAACCTTGCTCTCAATCGCTCGCACAAAACTGCACTGCATGTACTTCACTGCGGCCGTCCCGAGCCCGTGCCCGCGGTGCGAAGGGATCACGTTCAACACAAGCAGCACGTTCCGCCTTGGATTCACCACAGCCACCGCGCAATCGATGCCCGCGTGCAGAAAAAACAGCAGTCCGCCGTTCCTGGCGTTCTTCGTCACCGTATCTCGCCCGATGAATGCCGGGTGCTTCCCGGCGTTGAGTAGGTTTTTAGCGCGGCGATACTCGGTCACCTTACCCGTTTCCACTTCAAACGCTAATCCACACTCGCACTTTTCTTTACGTGCATCTTTCCGCATTTTTGTGATTTGAATATTTGGCGAGAGCGAAGCGCATCGCAGACACTCTCGATTTAAATCTTGAAAGGTTTCGTCACACACG